CCCCATCTATCCTGGAACTTATTCATGATGTACTCCTGCATTCTTACAGATACATCAAAGATTGCTCTCTTAGGAATTCCGTTCTTAACATTTCCGTCAGCTCCTGCCTCGAATCTGTCTGTATGGTCTCCCCAGATAACATACTTTCCGCCCCAAGGTGCGATTGTTGTGATTCCGTGCTCATTAAGAGCATTTGCTTCGTCCTTATCAAATCCCTGATTCTTTGAGGTTTCCCCAAAGTAAGGAGCCTTTACAGGAACAGCCTTATTTGAGCATGTCTCCATTGGGATACCGTCGTGAGAACGGTCGCATCTCATGAACTCAACGCAAGCAAGCACTGAATCGAGATAGATATGATTATCCTGTCCGATATGCTTTGGCCAGAAAGACTTTGCGTACATTGAGTTGTAAGCGTTGTCATTCTTCCACTCGATAATTGCATCGAATGTATCGATAAGACTTCCATCCTCCTTCTCAATAGGCATATCAGCAAGAACGAATGCGTACCAGTGATTGTTGATGCTCTGACAGAAGTCTGTGAGAGCTGTATATACTACTGGGATATGGCTCCAGTTTGGAGCAAGTACGAAGTTGATGATTACTCCGTCCTCTGGGAAAATCTTTCTGCCGACCTGAAGGCCTGTATAGATTCCGTTGTCTGTTTTATTTCCGATGATGTCGTTCTCTGTAACTGCATCAGGATCAACCTCGAAGAAGCTTGCTGAGATTGTTCCCTCAAGCTTATTCTCCTTATCAACCGAAGAAATAACAAGCTGACCTGTTGTGTAGTTGTATGCAAGAGCATAATCAACTCCCTCAACCTTGTCATCGAGAGCAAATGTGTCGATGATGATTGTATCAGATGTGATTGTTGCGCTTCCATGTGCAAATGTAAGCTCGACATTTGTCTTCTCTTCCTTGCGGTGAACATCAGGATCCAATACATTTACAACGTAAATAGGACCGACATTGCCGTTTGCGTTCTTAAAGTGTGCTACAGTTACCATTGACAGCTCAAACTTATCCCAGTTGTCAGAATATCCGATGACATTCTTTGCTGAGAGGTCTGTCAAAAGAACCGCTGTATTGATGATACCAGCGTCCTTATATCCTCTTACGAGGTTGATAGGAGCTCTACCAACGTACAGAGGGCACATCATAGATTCTGCTACCATTCCGATAGCTTCTGCGCCTTCGTAACCGTAGGCACCGTGCTTATACATTGACATTTGGTCTTCCTCCTTATAAATATTCGTCAATTTGTGTTTGAACTCTCGCTGATTGTCCGGCTGTTACGGAGAATGTAAGATATCCGCTCCAATATGGATACCTTGTAATCTCATCATCGCCATTAAACATGCCGTATTTCATCGGAGTTGTTATATCGAGTTTGAAATCTGAGATATAAATAGCTGACTGGATTTTTCTTTTGGCTACATCGATGAGCAGCCACAGATCATGCCATCCGTCATAATTTCTCTCAAAGGTTTTTTCTTCCTCGCCTTCTCCCTCATATTTACCGGGATTCCACACGATAAAAGATAATTGAATATCAAGCTTATGCGTATGCTTAACCATATCATCCGAACCGCTGACGATTTGAACGCATATGGCCGGCACTTTGGATTCCTCTTTCCTGTTGGTTTTTGGCGGAAGGTATAGAGGGTAGGCAGTAGGCTTGACATACTCTTTCTCGTAGGTCTCATCCATTTTTTCATTATCAGGCTTAAGCAGATTGACAGAATCATCATTGCAGATGTTCTCCTGTACCCACTTGGTAAGCTTCTCAAGGATAATTACATCAAGCATGTGTTCCCTCCTATTCTGCGAGTGCCTGTGATAAATCAATAGACACCATTCCTGCATTGTTTATCCAATTGATAACAGTGTATTCTCTGTGGTCGAGCATAAGGTTGTCTCCATAGCCTAATTCGCAATCAAGAGCCTTTTCAATCTCTTCCTCTTTGATATACACGCGTATGGCGTTCTCATAGATACCACTCGCGCTGCCTCCACTTCGCTCAGATATGATATCAGAGTCTACCATGCAGGTGACGCTTTCCCCCTCGATGATATGCTCTTCCGAGAACTCATCGAGGTTTTGAAAAGTGTCGAGGTCTTTTTTCAGGAAATCTTTGAATGTCACTACTCTGGATCAGCTGCCGAAAGAACTGGAGGCTCTTCGTCATCGTCAGGTAGTGTTGCAGCTTCTACAGATTCGCTGGTCTCTTCAACCTTGCTTTCCTTCTTTGACTGCTTGTTTCCTTTGTTATTTTTAGGCTGCACCGGTGCAATTTCCTCTTCTGTGGAGTCGGTAACATATTCTGCAACCTTCTTCACTTCAACAAGTCTCTTCTCCTGCTCTTTTGTAAGAGAAAAAGGAGCGTCTCCAACTGTTTTAGGATGAATCGTACCGTTTGCATCCTTGTATCCGTATGTGCCTTTGATAATTCTAATCATTTCGTGGTATCCCCCTTTCCATGATTAAGAAAGAACGTCAGCATGAATCCATGCGTTCTTCTTGTTTGGCATCATGAGTGGCGCAGATGTGAGAGTGAGTGATCTGCTGTTTGAATCAGCGTCAGCAACATAGTGAGGAACTCTCTTTCCTGCGTATGTATGCATCTCTCCGTCAGTCTGCTCAACCTGTGAAATAGCACCATAAGCTGTACGTCCAGCGTTAGGTGATGTGAGCACGATCTGGTCTGCTGCGATATAAGGAACGATGATTCCTGCCTCGTTCTCGTATGTCTGGTTGTATGTTAAGATATCAAGCTCGTTTCCGTAGATGTTTAATCTGCAAAGACGAGCAGCTCCTGTAGGAAGAGCGATAGGCTCAACAGTTCCGACATTGTAATTTCTGATGTCAAGGAGCTTCTGGATGCTATCGTTGTTGATGATTGCCTGAGCAACATCAGAACCGACAACTAACTCGCTCGCGTCGCATCCTGCTTCTGTAAGAGCAAGAATCATAGCGTAAAGGTCCTTAACGATATCAGCTGAAGCAGAACCCCAAGGAGTGCTTACTGTGTACTCTGTAGGATCAGATACGCCATTGTAGAAGCGAATCTCCTTCTCCTCGTACTCATCGCCCTTGTCAGCATAGTGCTTCATGACGATTCCGTTAGTTGTAAGAAGCTCTGCGGCCATAGCCTCCTCGCGTCTTGCAATCATCTCATCAAGTTCCTGGGAATCAAGAAGAACAAGAGCTGTCTGTCTCTCTTCTGGAGTCATCTGTGAGAATAATGCTTCTCCGAAGCCCTTTCTCTTAAGGTCATCGATTGTGATAGGACGCTTAGGAGCAATGTTTGCAGGTGCGTAAGACTTTGTATCATATCCATCTCTGAATACAACCTTGCCATTTTTTCTAGGTGTTACGAATGGAGCAAGCTTCTTATTGCCGCTCTTGTACTCAACTAATACCTCATTAGTTGTGAAGATATCAGTTGCATCGTTTGTAGGGAAATAGCGGTCTCTTAAGAATGAGCTCGCCTTATGTGTGTTCTGCTCGATAGCTGCGAGCAAGCACTGAGTATTCTTGTAATCTAACATGTTCTCTTTCCTCCTAATTATTTCATTGCATCTTCAACGAAGATAGTTACATCTCTTAAGTTCTCTGCATCTGCATCAGCAAATGTATATCCAGGAGCAACGATAAGAGAGTTGCGGACGAACTTTCCTGTGATATATACAACTGCAACTGTTGGCTCTGAATCGTCAACTGTTACATCCTCAGCTAAAATATACTTAGCTGTTCCACCAGTTGTGAGAACTGCTCCTGTTGCATCAATAACAGTACCGCGCTTTAATGCGCCCTGTGCTGCCTGTAATTTTACGGTTCCAACCTGTGCGCCACCGATAACGAGGTTCTCGAAATCAACTGTAGCGATATCGTGATCTAATCTTGTAGACATATTACTTACCTCCATTAAGTTTGTTTACAGCATTAAGGACCTTCTGCATAGATGCAGCATCCTTTACTGCTTCATCCTCAGCTCCTGCGCCCTCTGTAGGGTTTCCGCTGTTTGGTTCTGCTCCGACTTCCTGTGTTCCAGAAGCCTGTGTGTCATCTGCGAGATTCTTAAGGAACTGATTGCCGAGCTGTGCGTTCTTCTGCATAACTGCAAGTGCAAGGTCCTTAGCATCCATAGGCTTTTCGCCATACTTTGCCTCATTAACGAGGTCTTTGTCTGCAATTGAGGCTTCAATCGACTCAATATCTCTGATACGAGCTCTCTCTGCATCTCTTGCGGCTGTCTCTGCGGCTGTTAAGTCTAC